CTCCTTCATCTATTTTTAGTGTTTCTTTTAATTGTTCAATATTCATTTCTGTATCCTTTTTAAAAAACATATTATTTATCCTTATGGAGCAAAGAATCCTCTTTGTGCAATCATATCAATATCAAATGATGATGAGGTAGCAGTATAGTCTGTTCCATTTAATGTTGCTTTTACATTAAATCGTACATCGTTAGTCTGGTCGGAAAAGTTTACAGAATTGCCTAATCTTGCTTGTCCATTATCATTAAAATTACTATAATTTGCAGTACATCTATGATAAAAATATCTATATGATGATGTTGGTATACTATGATATGTGTTTTCAGCTAAACTTCCACCTGTAGTAGTACCAGGCCAAACTGCTGCAGGACTTCCATTACCCTGAGTAAGGGATGCAATAGCTACACTTCTATTATGATATTCATAATTACATGTCCATGTTGCGCTTCCAAGCCCTACATAATCTATTTTTTGTTCCCATACAAGTGCCTGAGCCTGATTAGTTCCACTAAAATATCGTAGTAAAATTCTATCATTTGCTGTATCATGTTTAAAACCAATCGTTGCAAAAGCTCCTACCTGTACATTAACCTGCGCTGAAAAGTGTTCTTTTCTAAAGTTAAAAGAAGTTAAACCTGTGTTACCTTGAAGATTATTACCTAATAAATAACCGTTAGCAAGATTTGGAAATGAATCAAGCTGAAGATTAATATATCCACCAAATTCTCCCATACCGTATGGAGCTCCTGTTAATCCTCCACCTGGTGATGTATAACCAGATATGGTCGAGGTATGTGTAGTATTAGCAGCATTTTGTGATTGAGTCTTTAATGATACATTAGTACCACCTGGAAGTGTATCATTTACCTCTCCATAAATGTTACCTAACGAAATATTAGTTGTCCCTATTGCCATTATTTAACTATTCCTGATATTAAATCTTCAAAGGCTTCTACTTTTTCTGTTCTATTTGGCCAGTAAATATAATCCTTTTCTGGGTTTGCTTTTAAATTTGATAATAAAGGTAATATTGCATTATACAATTTATTAAGCTTCTCTTCGTTTTGTTCAGCCGATGCTGCAACAGTAGAAGCTTCTGTTGATAATTTTTGTACTGCCTCTAATTCATTTTCATCTACAGCAGTAAATCCAAAATCAAATTGGTCTATATCTATACTCATAGTTGTTCCTCTATATTATTATATTTATAATGTCTAGGTACCTCTTTAGTTTTATCTTTATGTATTTGAGTTTTACCATGGTCTGGAGTCTTTTTTCTTACCTTTGTTTTACCAAAGATAGCTTCCCAACCATCAGCATAGGCTTTTTGCCCACCGGTTTTTGATTTAATTAAATCACCGGTTATATCATTTTTATTTTTCATTATTTATTTAGAAATAAGTATCCAGCAATAATTAAAAAGGCCACAGCAACTCCTAATCCTATGAGTCTACGATTCCTTTCTTTTCTTTTTAATCCTTTACGATAGTTACTCAAACCATAAGTTTTTTCTCTATGTTTTGCCTGTTTACTCAAAAACTACTCCACCTCTACGAACTAATTCATTTTTAATTTTTTGTTTGTCTTTTCGTCTTGTGTTTGACGCATTATATTTTTCAATCAAATCTGATTTACTCATTCCTTTGATGTACGGATGTACTGTAGTAGCCTTTTTAGTTGCTCTATCAATTGTTGTGTGTGATTTTCCTAATTTTATTGGCATTCTATAACCTCGATATTTGTCCTAATATATTATCAACTTCTGGGTCGTTAAGATGACCAATTACATCACCTGTAATCTCAGTATCATAACATAATTCACCTTCATTTAACACAGCCAATTCCCACAGACCTTTATCGTATCCATAAGAACCTTTATGTTTAATAACACTTGCACCATAACCATTTGGAAATTGATATACCTTTTGGATACCGTCCATGTGTTTATTTGTTTCAATTAAATATTCGTTCATAATATAATCCTATTTTATTCTTTTAACACCACCATTTTTATCTGCTAAATATGCAAACATTTCAACCTGTGGATATTCCCTTTTTAAATCAAGTAATGCAGTTAAATTTTCTTTATGGTCATCAAACAATCTGACCCTTGCATATTTACCTGTATCTAAATACTTTTTAAATACTACTGTTTTATTTGCCGCACTATTTGGGCCACCAACATTACCAGCTCTCTCAACATAAACATGTTTCATTGGTATTCCATGTGATTCAAATGTTTTGATAAAGAGTTTTTTATCGTCCATGTCTGCTCTTGCAGTAACGATAATCACTTTACTACCTTTTGCTGTGGCATTTTTAATTATTGCCTTTGCTTTTGCAATCATTCTTGCGATTGGAGTTGCTGTTTGGTAGAATATTTTGGCTGATTTAAATTCACCAAAATCATATTCCTCTTGGTTACTTAATTTATAATCATTAAATTGTTGAGGAGTCAATGGTTTTGTTTTACCAGTAGTTTTGTTTTTAACCAATACACGAGCTTTTGATACAAACATAGTATCATCAATATCAAAGATTGTTAAACCTTTGCCTGAACGCTCTGTTATGTATTCGTTAAATTTTTTCATAGGTATATTATAACACATTTTATGTGCTTTGTAAACACCTACTATTTATAATATTAATTTATTTAAAATGTCTTTTTATTGTATCTAATTTGTCTTCTGCTTCTGCTATTTTAGATACTTGTGTTTCAATTGCTTCAACAACATCTGGATGCTCACCTATACCAACTGAATTTCTTTGGTATACCATCACGTTTGCCTTTGCAACTTCTATCTCACCTTCTAATTTTTTACATAATGCTTCTAGTAAATAATTCATTTTATCTCCCAAATAGTTTTCTTCGTTTATATTCATTAATAGTTTCAATTAATTTTTCTGTCCAATTGTCTCTATCCTCTACAAAGACCTGTGAACCTTCATCACCTGCGATACAGACAACCAATTGTTTTATTGGCATACCAGTTCTCTCTTCCCACATAATTGCATATGCTGCACATTGCATAAAATATGAACTAATCCATTCTTTCTTTTTATGCTTACGCGATGTTTTCCAATCGATAATAGAATCCTTTCCATTCCATTGACCTACACAATCAACTCTTCCAGCAACTCCTAAATGTTTAGAATATAATGGTGCTTCTTGTTGATATACCTTTGTAACACCTTCGTCAATAACTTTTTGTACATCTTTAAATGTTTGAATATTATGTGGCATTTCATCTTTAATATATTCAGGGTCATTTGCTACATATTTTTCAATAATGTTATGTACTGTTGTTCCACGAGTAGAAGCAATCCTTGATATTTGATTTGCCTTTTCTTCTCCTACACGAGCTCTCCATGCTCTAATACTATCCTCAGATAATATTGAAAGGACTGTGGTAATTGATGGATATGTATTTCCATCTGGGTCAACATATTGTCTTCCTTTCTTTGTAGTTTTAGCTGATAGGTCGTTATAACCTAAATCAATTGGTTCATGTGTAAATTTCATTGTGTTTTAATTTTATGTCTATCCTTTGGTGGCATTCCTGATTTAATTCTATCTTGAACTTCCTTCCACCCAGAACCGGCTCTTGATAATACTGATTTACCACCATCATGGTCAATATTTAATGTTGAATAATGCGATTGTATATTAGGATTGTCCTTAAGGTATTCTACTTTACTATCATATGACATTATTTTTTCAAATACCTCTCCAGTATCCTTATTTTTAAATTCATATGTTGGCATTATAATATTCTCTCTAATATGTAAACTAATGGAATGAAAACATATAATCCTAATAATAACCTTTCAGCTCTTTTAAATTGTTCATCAGTTGGCATTATAATAATTCTCCTAATCGTTTTTGTGTTGTTGGTATATCAGAACATAAATATCTAAACACATACCAACATAAAAATTCTCTGCTTTGATTTTTATCAAACCAATTTAAATTATCTATATAACTATTGAGTCGTGTCAAAATTCTTAAATCTTTTGTTATCCAATGATAATCAGGATATCCATGCGATATAATAGGAACATCATGCATCATACATTCAATACCAGCAGTTGAATTTTCTATGATTGCTACTTTCGTTTTAGGTAATACACTATGTATTGATTCATAACCAGAAAAGACTTGATGGCCATCCTTTTCCCATTTTTCTATTTGTTGATTTATATCTCTAATTCTATGTGATGCTTTTCTAATCCTTGGGTGTAATTTAATAACTAAATTATCTCTATCCTTTAATTTCTCCACTATTTGGCATGTTTTATCCCAATGATTTCCAAATCCAAACCCCATCACTGTTTCATCTTCTGGCATTTGACCAATGATTAATATATGGTCATCTTTTACATTTTCTGCATCTGGCCATTTGAGCATAATTGAATCGTCCCATTTATTTGCTCTCCTATCAACCATGTCCTGGATTTCATTCCATTCAGCGTTATCATATTTACTAAATGCCCACCAGCAAGGGTCATCAAAAGTTATTGCAGAAGAGTTTGCATATCCTTCTCTACATATTTGAAAGTGTTTACTTGTAGGAGCTGTTGGTTTAAAAATAATAGAATTCTCTGGCATATCAGGCTCTAAATCTCTACAAGTGTGGTTGTATATGTGTAGGTCTGCTTCTTCAGTTTCTGATTCTGTATAACCCATCATATCCAATGAATGTCTGATACAATCAGCTGCATATGCAAAATTACCTTTAAAGGTATATCTATGTTCGTGGAATTTATACTGCATGGAACCAACCTGGAATTGCTCTTTTTGTCCAATCCATATTAAATCTTTCTTGTTTTGTTTTGTAAAAAGAACGATATGCCTTTACTGGATTTTTAAGTGCGATACATTCCGGATTTGATTGCATGGCCAAACGAAATTCTGTCATTCCTTGGATAGGAATATTATATGGTGCTTTTTTTAAAATTTTTGCCAATTTTATTTCGGTTGAATGTACCTTATTATATCGATAAGTATATTCTTGACATAATGCAATAAAGTGTTTATAATGCCAATTATAATTACCTTCACTTTCCCTTGTCCATACAGAACATGGGTGATTAAAGTGGACAGCTTTGTATATTATATCCTCTCGTTCATCATTGAGTTTATAATAATTAACTGTGGTTTTACCTGATTTGGATGGTCGCCTTTCAACCACACCATCGAGCATACGATGAGCAGTGGATAACATTTGTCCAGATTCAACAATCATTTTAACAACATGTTTATCACACTGCTGTTGTGCGGCCAATACTGGGTCATTATCTAGTATAAAAATGTTCATAATGTAGTATTATATCATATAATATTGTAATTGTAAAGTGTTTGTACTAATGTCCTTAATAAAAGTGCTAATCCAATCCCATTCAATAAAATCAATGCACGGTCTTTCCATAATAGACCAACCCATAACCAACCTGTGACTCCAATAATAGATAATATTAAATCAATTACTTGTAAACCTTCAAGACCTCTTATGGACATACCAGTCAATAATATTGTTGATGATATCCATTTTACATACCAGGATAAATCCTGTTTTGGTGTTGCTGATTTAAAAATTCGATTTGAATTTTCTATTTCTTTTGGGTCAAATTTAGCCATGTCGTTTCTTTTTTAACCGATGCATTTTTGCATAAAATCGGTGTTGCCTAAGTTCCCTTAAATTTTTGATAGCCTTTCTGCGTTTTCTTGCCTTTTCATCTCTGATAAGCCTATCTTCATATTTTGTTATTTCCATATTTGTTCTCCTAGTAAAAAAGTTAATATAAAAACATAACAAGGGATTTTCTTATAAGCGTGCCTCCTATTTTTTAATTAGATTTGGAAAGGTATCCTGTATAAATTTCTTTGTAATACCTTTATATTTTAGTGATTTATCTTTTGCTGCGATAACCAATTCTGCTTCGTCTCCGTGTAATGATTCTAATAGAGTTAAAAACATTCCTTCTCTTCGTAAAGCAGGTGTATCATTTGCCACTGGACCTTTAAAGAAATATTTAAATCTTCTATGTCCTCTGTGTAAATTTAGATATTCATGTCCAGCCGGAGCATCATCTTTAGTATATGTAGGAGCACCTGATGGTAATACAGATACTATATCATCATCAAAATTGATTCTTAATATATCTAAGAGTGCTGGTGAACTGTTGCTGCGCAGATATGTAACTCTATCTGCCTTTTTTGTTATTTTAGACGCCTCTGATAAGACCTCTGATATTAGTTTTTTAGCCATTGTAAAATTCCTCCACGACTTCAATCAAGTTATTACATCTTTTTTTAATTAAATAATTCAAAACCTTCATTCTCATAGCAGGTTTTTGACCATTAAAAGTATTTATAATGCTAGTTTGTACCTCTTCTGGGATTTCAGCCAAATCAATTAACTTTTTGTTACGCTGATAATTCCTATAATACTCTTCTGGCATTACTTCTCTTAACCTTTCGGCATTATGAATCCAATCATCAATTTTTGTTTGCCTTAAAGGTGTTTGTTTTGCTTCTGTTACAAATGTATCATCACCTGATAACACATTTGGAACCCCATCGCCACTATCGCCTCTGAATATATGATTCCATAAATAAGTCCTAGGATTATCGTCTGTAACCATTTTCTTTTGAATAGGGCTAAACTGTTTTACATTATTAAATTTTTGTAATTGGATAAAATCCTTATCTGATGATACAATCATTACTGGTTCGTGCATACCAAATTCCTGTGTTTGCATTGTAAGAGTACCAATAATATCATCTGCCTCACAGCCGTCCATATGAATTACTTTATATGGTAAATTTTCCTTGATTTCATCTCTAACCAAATGTAATATTCTGAATATTTCTGTCCAATCTTGGTCCGAATTATCTCTATGCTTTTTCCTATGTGCTTTATATTGTGGGTAATACTCTTTTCTCCAAGTGTTCATACCATCGGCACATATAACCATTTGGCCATATTCATCTCTATATTTTTTATTATACATACGAATTGAATTTAAAATCATATGTCGTATCATTTGTTCATCATTCAGTCCTTGCACTATAATATTTGAAAGTGCAATTTGACTGTAATCAAGTAGTATCATCATCTTCTCCATCATCTGGTGTAAATAATATTTCATATTTACTATCCAATTCATCTTTTGCCTGTGAATTTTGTTTATCCATCAGCTTAATCATCGCATATAATTTATCAAATTCTCTATGTAGTGAATGTGGTATACCATAATAACGATGGAACATAGCATTTAGCATGTTTACTATTACAAACATATCTCTTGATTCCTGGAATGTTTCATCACGGAATTGCATATCCATAAAATTCTGTGATGATTCACCTGTAAGAATAAATTCTTCTAATACTTCAAGTAGAAATTGAGCAGTAGCAACACATTCGTCAGAGGCATCTCTAACGGTATCGTAATCTTCTTTGATTTTTTTGGCTTCTGCCTTTTGTTTGAGTTCTTCGCCTGTTGGAAATTTAAGTATTTTCGCCATAATAGTACTATTATATCATACTTTTACTGCTTTGTAAACATGTTTTTTACACTATTTGAACCAATTCTACAATTAATGATACCGTTATAATAATCATCTGATAATAATACTTCTCGTTCAAATTGCTCTTTTGTTTCCATATATGCACATTCACCTTTGGTTTTACATATATGTAGGATTTCTCTATGATAAAAATCCTCGCCGTGTTGTTGAACTTCTTCTATTAAATACTTATTGGAACCATAATATGTTCTCCAATCTGATTCAACATAAGTGATTTTTCTGCGTTTTCTTTTCTTAGTTACAGGGAGTGTTTTCTTTGACCAAAAGAATTTTTTGCCAATATATTTTTTATTTGTTCCTCTATGGGTAATGCAATAAACAAATCCATACCAATGTTTACCAAATTTTTCGTACGTAAAAGGCTCATCTGGCGTAAAAGCCATTCCTTGGTATATCCACTTATTCATTAAAATCCAATTCTTCTAAATCATCATCAGTAGGTTCGCCACAATGAGGACAGAAGTTTACCTTGACTGGTTCGTCATCTGCTGGTTTTATTACTATGCGAGAGTAACAATATTGGCAATC